TTGAGCAGGGCACCACTCCCATCCAATTTACTTGGAGGGGATTTGGATACCACATAATAGCCCTTAGTTAGGGGGCTGTGGTAATTCGGGTGCAAGCGTTGGAACTCATAACCCAACGCAGACTCCCTGCCCAGCAACGGTGAATCTGGCGCAACATTCGGAAAGTACTTAAGTACTCTCCTAATGAGGCTATCCAGATAAGCTGTGGTCTGCCACAAACCAGCCCAATAGAGCTGGTTACGTAGTTCGACCATAGCAATAACACCGGTCGCATCCTGCCGTCGTGTCGTAAGTACTTGGCGCACCTTGACAATTGAAACGTCATGGCCGTCATAGTACTCACGTCCGCAGGACTCTCTGAACCTTCCGGTCCAGAAGGACTTGCTGATATTCACTTTCTGTCCAAAAACAGTCAGTGTATCAACGACGGACAGCACGTGTTCTCTGGGGACAATTAAATCATCCCCAAAGACGCGCACCCGCCCGGAAAACCGGTTTATTACCAGTTTCCGGGAAAGTGATGTGTTGAGCTCTTGCTCAATCCCCATGAAGATCAAGGTCAAAAAGACCATAGCTTCAAAGGGAAAGCAAAGAGCTGAACCCATAGACGCGAACTTGGCAAGGCGAATAACGCCCTTACCAGGAACGTCAGCCTTCCGGGATCTGCAAGCATCGACTGCCCATAGCAATTCTGGGAAGTCAGCTAACATCTCCCGTACGTGCTGAGACGAAACCCTATCGGAAGCCTCACTAAGATCTAGTGTGGCAAGGTCACCGCTGAGTGAACCTTTACGAGCAAGAACCCTATTTGGGTCTTGATCTTGTATTCCGAGAACGCGGGTGAGGAAACTATCCTCACTTAACGCGTTGGTAAAACTGCGGAGAAGAGACTGCTGTGCATATTGCATAGCAGCCGGCTCCACCGCAATAATACGCGGGGTTTTGAGCGTCTTAGGAACTGAGATTACCTTTACAGGAACCTCAGCGCCGGGTTCGAGGATGTTAACCTCAGAACAAAGCTCTCCCTTAAAGGAGAGATTTGGAATGAGGAACTCGTCCGCTGGTAAAACGCGTTCGAGTCTAGTGGTCCAGGTTCGCAGATTCCACTTAGCATTTCCGCTAAGTCGGTCTGCGACAGCGCCTGGACCATGCTTGCCAACGAGTCTAGCGAAATGAACATCTCTGTCCATTTTTGCAAAGAGATCGTTGAAAAGCAGGCTTGAAACTCTCTTAAAATCCGCCATAAATGACGGATCAAGGAGAGCGTCAGCCCTCTTAACATCCT